CCTTAGTGATGCCGGCCGCAACCTGCTCGATATTCGATCCGGCCAAGCTCGCCGCCTGGTCAACGCGCTGAATGCTCTCGGCGGTTTCGTTGAAGCGCTGCGCGACTTTTGCGAGCCGGTCCAGTTCGTTTCGGATCGTGTTGAAAAAGCTGACCGCGGCGCCGATCGTGAACGCCGCCGCAATCTGCGCGCCGATGCCGGCAAATTCAGCTTTGACCTTGCCGCCAAACGCCGCCGCAGATGCGCGCGCCTCTTCCAACCCACGCCGGAAGGGCTCTGTGTTGATGCCGAGTGTTGCGCGGTCAGTTGCCATGGATTTCGCGAAGCGTCTGCAATTCCCACTCTGTCAACAGCGTCAGCTTGACTCCGTTGTTCTCCGCGTCCGCGTAGCCTAGCCAGATGGTCTTAGCCATCGGCATTGTCCATGCCTCGTGCTCGGGAATGCCCAGAGAAACAAGGCGGGCAATGATGCGGAGAGCGACCGGGACAATGCTGGGTTTCGTTTTCTTTTTCTCGCCGCCGGCCTTCGCGTTGAAGCTCTCGGCGGTTTCAGGCAGCGAGGCGAAGTCTTCGAGATAGCAGCGGAATTTCTCGGCCTCGCGCGTGAGATTCCACGGCCACCACGCGACGGAATAGCGAAGACGACGCGGGAATTTCACGCCGCTGGTTAGCGGATTTTTCGTGCGGCAAACGCCGACAGCGATTGCCAAGGCTTCGACAGAATCAATCGCGCCAGACGCAACGGGAGATCCGATGGCGCGCAGATATTCGTAATGCGCCCAGGAAAACGGCTGAAGATCGAACCCTAAGACGCGGTGGCGCTTATGAATCAGCGCCTCAAAGTAGGGGTCTTGCGGGATCATGCCGCCGCCCTATTTAGGAGGTCGCAGAGTAATCGACGGAGGAATACTTGGTCACGGAGACAGACAGCTTGAGAGCGCGGCCGGCTGGCGTGGATTCGTTGATGCCGGTGATCGCGCCCAAAACGTTTCCGTCGTCATCGACCAGAAGCGAACCGTTGAGGTCTTCGCCAAAGTCAGTAATCTGGTTGCCATCCTCAACGATCAAATCGTAAGAGCGGGTCGCCGTGTTGGAATCGGAAAAAGTGTCCAGCACAACATTCCCGTTTTCGTCCGTCACCTGCTCATTCCACTGCGGCGCGGAATTGTTGCTGGCCGCCTCGGTGATATATCCACTGAGGTCGGGATTGATTTTGACTTTCGCCTTTCGCGAGCCGTGCTGAATCGTCGCCATGCTTTTGCGGGTGTGTCAACTTGACGACGGATCGGCTGCGGAAAAGTCCACGCCGAGCGTCCATGCCGTGACCGTGCGATTTTCGTCAAAGGTGATCTGACAATTATCGACGCGCCAGCCAGTGACAGTAATTCCAAGGCGGGCTTCGTTGATTTCGTCGGCGGATTCCTGCGCGTCCAAGAGCAAGCAGTTAACTTCCTCCTCAAGTCGCGAGTGTTCGTCTCGCGATGTTTCCGGCGCACAGCTTTGGAGTTTGATTTCAAGTGTCCCCTCAAAAAAATTGTGCGGCCATGCCGGCTGATTTACTTCGCCGGATTCGCAGACGATGGCCGGGACGTTCTTTTCGTCTGTCTCAGTGGCCGCGAACGATGCAATCCCCGTCTCGTCCGCGAGCCACTTAGCAAAGCCCCGCTCCAACCGCGCCGATGCCGTTCCGATGTTCATTTTTTCAACTTGCTTTTGAGGATCATCGCCAGGCGCTTTTCGATGTTTTTCGCGACATTCCGCTGTGCTTGCGACATCGCGTTACGGTGCAGAACCTCGCGCGAATAGGGGACATCATTATGCAGCGTCACGGATGGATTCCTGTCAGCCGTGTTGTCTGTGATCCGGCCAGGCGCCTTGCGGTGCCGAGTGACCCACTGCGGGATTCCGCGCGTTCCTCCCAGCAATCTCGCGCATGTCGCCCAGCCGGCCTTAGCCCATCCAACGCGCTTTTGGATGGCTTTGATATACCGCTCGGCCGTCGTCTTTTTCGTTACAAGTTGCTCGATGAATTTCCAGCGCCCGATGTCACGCGTGCGGCCGCCGGCCTGCGTCATGCGTCCGTTTTGGAAAGCGCTCCGGTGGATTTGGCGAATCTCTTCATAAGAGGCATCGGGTCGAAAATGCTGCTGATCCGTGCCGTAAACCGTGCCGTCCTTGCGGACGAAAAGCCGGATTCGCCCCGTGCTGTATGCGCCTGTCTCAATGGCTGCCGCAATCATGGCGTCATCCATTGCAACAAGGATGCCGCGACGTTTCCGCCCGCCAAGAATGTCGCGGACAATGGCACCCTCGCCCTTGTCACGACTGGACTTTCCTTTGCCATACGGCTGCGTGCGAAACGCTAAATCAACCGCCAACAGACGCGCGTAAGAGCGGATTGTTTCCTTGACGTCCTTCTTCGTCTCCTTGGCAATCCGCTCAAGAAGCGCAGACGTGCTTCGCATTGGCGCGTCTATCTTAATCATCGCCCCATCTCCACGAGCCGCAATTCCCACGCTCCAACCTGCACCTGATCGCTGATAGACTCCACACGATATTCGTTATCGCGGAATTTCACCGGCCGATTAATAAGCGAACGCCCGCCAGCGAAGTCAGCCTTGAAAAGAATCAGACTCCCGCCACGTCCGTCGAAAAATCCGCCTTCCTCGCGTGCGGAATCTTCGCTCGTATCAGACGGGACACACGGATATTCCTGCCCCTCGATTTCGCATGTCTCGCCAAATTCTTTCAGCGCGCGCTTGCGATATGCGGCGAATCGTTTCTGCAGGACATTCACGTAACTTCGGGAATGTCAATCTGAGTGCGGATGAAATCCCAGGCTAAGCCGGCCTCGATTTCCTTGGCCGTCCACTGCGCCCAGGCCAGCCTGTGAGCGTAGGCCAAGCGCTGCGCGAGCGTGCCGTTGACGTGCGGTGCGTAGTGCGCAGAGGGGTGACAGTGCACCGGGACCGCGGCAAGCATCGCCTCGACGCCGCTGGTCGAATTGTAAGTGACAATCTCCGCGCAATCGTCCATGTCTGCGGAAAGGGGTCGCGATGGGTCACATTGCTCAACGCCCTCCATGACCATCTTTGGGAATTTCGGGTGAGCGCGAAACTTGACCGGCAGGCCGGTTTCTCGGCTGCGCTCGGCGGCCTTTGCTGAGAGCCACGCAAGCATGTCGGCTCGGGATAGATTGTGCTGCGTATCATGCGGCACCTGGCCAAGGACGAGAATGTAGGTCTGCTTGCGCTCGCGCCCTTCGGCCATCGTGAGCCCAAGCGCATCCCAGCGGGACGAGTCGGGAGCCTGCTGCGGCGTCCAGCAAAGCGAGCCGACGCCAACCTGGTTGTATCCCTTGGCGTCATAGGGGTCGTTCGCGCGGCGAAAATAGCCGCAATCGAGGACGATCAGCGGAATCCCAAGCTCAGAGAGGCGTTTGCGGATCGGCGCGAAATGCGGCCGCATGCCGCAAGTGAATGCTAAGACGCCCTTGCGCTTAGCGTGCCGGAGATCGAAGTGATACGGGCAATCGTGCGCAATCGTTTTGACGCGGAAGCCGGCCGCCTTGAGGCTTTTGGCGAACGCCTTGACGCGAACCTTATCGGCAAAGCCGCCGATGTTATACGCTATTCTTGCGCTTGCGTCCACGGCGCTTTGCCGGTGCGGCCTGCGTCAATTCTTCGGAGGCGTCCCGCGCGAACTCTTCCGCCGGCGCGGCCTCAACCTGCGGCTCGGGCTCGACGGGAGCCGGGGCCGGCGCAGGAACAACAACCGGATCGCGGTGAATCGGCTCAGGATCGCGATGAATCAGGCCGTATTTTTCCGCCTCGGCAACCGTGATTTCCTGTCCCTTTGGGAACAGGAGAAATTCCGCCTCCGGACCAAAAGGGACGGCGCGTCCGTCCCGTGAGAGATAGACGCGCCGTTGAACTGTGATGGTCTTAGCCATCCCTGCCTTAGCTGCCCTGAGTCAGCGCAACCTCACAGATGCCGAAGGGCGAGTGAACCACGAACGCCGCGCGCATTTCGGCGCGGATGCCGACATGGTTGAGCTTCATCAGATCCCAATCCTTGTCGGTGATGTCGAGCGTCACGCCCTTGCGAATGTGCAGGCCGACGGACTGACCGAAGGCGCCAACAATCGCCTTGCCCTGCGGAACAAAGGACGAAGTGACGACCGGCTTGCCCCAGATGGTCGGAGGCAGGTTGATCGCCCAGCTTCCGGCAATATAGTGATCGTCATCGGTCGAGCGCTCGCCGCGAATCGAGGCCCAATCGACAGGATTGAGCAACACGGCGTCAACGACCTTAGAACCGTATCTCTCAACCTTAGTGATGCCGGCGAGAATCGAGTCCGGTTTGCTAACACTGAACGCCTGCGACTGAATGCCGGAGGTCGCAAGGATGCCCTTGAGTTGCCGCGGAGTTCCGATGCCAGTGCCATTTATGATCTGGTTGTCCAGGCGCTGACGCACGGAGAGCGGAAGACGATTCTGGATGTAGCTCGCAACTGCGCCCTGATCTTCCAGCAATTGCTGAGTGACGGCCACGACCCCTGCGATGGTCTCAACCGGAAAATCGCGCTCCTCGAAATCGAAGGTCTGATCCGGCTTGGTGCCGCTTTCGTCGGTTTCGCTCGCGCCGGGAGTGACGGCCGATTTCTCGACAATTTCGCGGATCGTGCTCGCGCTGGTCGAATAGACCGGCACGATATCGGCGATCTTTACCACCTGCGAATCGAACGGGCGAACGACGCCCGGCCGGTCGAAGCTGGTCAGTGAGAAGCCGCCAATGCTGGCGACGGCGCGATAATCGAGGTCGATAGTGGCGCGCCCACCGAGCTTCAATTCGGCGGCGGCGCGGGAAACTTTTTCTAGAGGCGAGAGATTTTCACCGGCATCGGGCTTGATGCGGGACGCAAGAGCCTCGATGTTCACGCCCTGGCGCTCGGCCAGTTCCATCGCCTTGCGCGTCGCTTCGGCGGTTTCGCGATTGGCCTTAGCGGTTTCCTCGATGCAGCGAGCTAGCTTGCGCTCATCCTCGGTTTTTTGGATTTCCTCTTCGGAATCCCTCTTGGCCTTGTCTTTAAGTTCTTCCTCGGTTTCCCTGGCGTTTTTGTTGCGTTCGTCGCTCATGCCCCTCCGCGCGATGTCAACCGCAGTGGCGCGATTCACGCCCACCGACGCATCAGCAGGGATCGGAACAAGCGAGATTTCGAAAGGCTCCCAGCGCGTCACGGTGATGGTGCGGTTTTCTTCGTCCTCTTCGTATTTTTCGATCCGGTACCCGACGCTTACATTGCGCCGGATGCCGTCGAGCACGTCCTGAAACGCCTCTTCTCCGCGCTTAGATTTTGAGAAGCGGACGATGGCGCGCCCCTTGCCGTCCTCGATCCACGCCTTTTCGACAACGCCAATCTGGTCCTCGTTGTCGTGGTGCAAAAGCAAAGGCCCGCCGTTATTCAGCCGGTCCAGCACCATTGCGCCGTCAGCGTGCGAAAGGATTTCTTTCCATCCGTATCGCATGACAGGAGCCTCTGAAGAAAATGAAAGCTCGACGGTGCGAGCCGCCTCATCCGCCTTCTCGCGGACAAGGACAGCAGAAAAAGAGCGATAAGCGGTCGTGTCCATAACCGCCTCGGCATGTCAACAAAAGGGATGCTCGCGCCGCGGATCGGGCAGGCTGGCGAGCGGCAACCTGGATATGCACCTGCCCTTCCCCAAGGACAGGAATTACTCCCACGCTCTCACGGCTTACGAAATCATACTGTCGGAACCTTTGGCTGTACCGCGGCGCGTTGGACGCCTAGGTTAAGGATTGCTTCCACTGGCACGTTGTAGCGCTTTGCGATTTCCTCAGCCTCTTTGTATTCTATGGCCCGTTGCTCGATGGCGTCGCGCCAGTCTATACCGCGTTCGCCGAAGTCCTCGGCCAGGGTGCGGAGGCCAACTTTGATGTCCTCGCGATTGCTCTGAGCCTCGCGCCCCGCGTCAACAGTTAACGCGGGGGGCATTTGCCAATGAATGCGATACGCCTCATCGACGGCCGGCAAATCACCGCGCTTGACGGCGACGGAAATGACCCAAAAAGCGAGCCGGTTCAGCACCTTTTCCACGAGCAACCTTTGACGCTCAGCAAAGCGGCGTTGCGCCTGTGATGCGATCATGCGCGATGCCGCGGCCCGGCTTAGGGTTGGGTCGTAAACAAATTCCGGAGGCAGGCCCATGCCGAGCGCTACGGATCGGACCAGCAATTTTTCGAAATCTCCAAGCCCTTGCGTCGGGCGTGCGCTCTGGATGCTCTGCACGCTCTCGCCAACGCGCCGCTTGAGGATCAAACCGCCGTCAAGGCGCTCCTGCGGAATGTCGCCATCCTCGGATTCAGTGCCTCCCAGCAATCCTGAATCGTCGCCATCCAATCGGTAATCGGCCAGCGTGACGGCAAGGCTCGACTTGGTGCCCTTCTTTTCAATCGCCAAGATGTCGCGGAGGTCGCGAGCGTCGTTGATCCCGTGCGTGATCGTCGGCAGGCCGCGGTATTGGCTTGCGCTCGTTGGTTCGAAAAGATGGATGAAATCGGCAGCGGAGATGTCAACGTAATCCGCCTCCCACTGGTTGAGGCCGTTGTTGATTCGGTAGCTGATTGGCCGGCCGAGGTCGTCCAGCAAAACGCCGTCGCGCCAGTTGCCGCCGAGATCAACGGCCGATCCGATGCGGTGCCCCTCAATGAGGCGCACCTTTGGGAATCCGGTCGCCGTCTTGACAAGAATAAAACCGCAATCTCCGTCAACGTCGATTCCAATGCATGCAAGTCCTAGGAGTTCGTCGAACGAATGGCGCCCGGTGGCGTCCGCAATCTTCACCCACTCTCGCCAAAATTCCTCAGCCTGCTTATTCCATTTTTCGTCTGCGGTCTGCCACTGCGGCCGGATGCCGTGACCGACGCTGTAACGCTTCATCGCCAGCACGGCGCCGCGCACCCAGCCAATGTTAGCGAACGTCGATCGTGAAAGTGACAGCGCGCGGGTGCGGTCCCACGCCTTGACCATTTCCGACATGTCGAGGTCCGCGTAACCAATACGAGAACGCGACGGCTCATTGTCGCCGGAAATGGCGTCGAGAAATGCGCGATAGCCGCGCTTCATCTTTGTCAGAAAACTCATGGACGCATTCCCCTGAAATTTGCAACACAGCCGCTTTTCTGCGGGCCGCCCGGATTGCCCTCGCGATACTTGACCATCGCGGTCATGAGGATTTTCGCGAGCGCCGTCGCCCTGGCGTCCTTGGTTGTGCTGTGGCTGTGGCCGGCGCTCGATATTGATTCGGACAGGACGCCGCCAGTGTCGGCCTGGTCCTCTACGGCCGCTTCGAATTTTTCCTTGAGCCAGACATAACCGGGATTGCTAACCGAAAATGACCACGGCGAAATGCCGTAAGCCTCATCGAGGCCGCGCGCGTAAAAGACGTAAGTTTCCCATCCGGTCACGCTTTCCGCCTCGTGTCAACAATCTGCGCCATTTCTCGCATAATGCCCAGCAGTGTGCCGGGGCGCTTAGACGAGTTGCAAAAATGGATGTTGGCCGCGTGGCAATGCGCCTGTTCTTTCGGCGCGCTGGGGTGCGCGGACGCCAGCCGGTTCGCGCTTCTCGGCAGCATCTTCACACGCTCCTTCGTTGTCATCACGGTCTTGTTGACTCCGCTTTGCTCGGCCCAGGATCCGAACGACGGGAAAAGCGTGCGCGTCTCGAAAAGGATGCGCGAGAACTTGGACACCATCATCAGCCCTGAGTTGCCATATCGCAGGATGTCGAGCCCCAGCCATTGGCATTCTTTCCACAGCCGAGCGGACTGGCATTCGTGCGCGAAAACGAAGTCGAATCCCTTGAGTTCCTTCACCGGACTCCACGGTTTCGCGGCCACAATATCGGCGTCAAAGATTAGCAAGTCCCGGTCGGGGAACATTTCTTGGAGCCACAGCTTGCCCCATGACGGGTTCGCGTCGCCAACATGCTCGCGGATTTCTTCGCCAACGATCCGGCACTCAATGCCGGTGAATTTCTCCATGCGCGGTACGGAAAACTCAGCCGCCTCACGCCACTCATCGCCACACGCGATGCACAGCCCTAACATTTGGTCACCCATGCCGTTCCTTTCTTCCAACTGATTCCCAGGCCGCGGTGCGTGTAATACCCCTCCATCGGCTCGCAATATTCGACGCATTCGCGCCACTGGCATTTGCGAAGGAGGTTCCATGCTTGCCATGCGCCGTGACAGCCTTTCGTCGTCGTCGTCCGATGCGTCGCTGTGTCGTGCATGGCGATCACGTTGCAATCAAGGATAAGCGCGGCAGCAAGGTCCGCGAATGCCCACGTGCCGTGGTCGCCGTCGATGAGAACGAAGTCCGATTTCGTCAAGCTGAGATTCGACGGTGCGTCGTCAATCCTAATGCGGTCTTCTACTCCTGATTTTTCGATGCGCTCGATCAGTTCCGGCAGCGGCTTCGTTTCAATGATCCTAAGAGAAACATCCTTGCGCTCTTTCAGCAGGTCGATGAACACTTGCGTGCTAATTCCCTGATGACTCCCGATTTCGGAAATGACTCCGTTCTCAGGGATTCCTTTGACGATCCGCGCCATAATTTCCAGGTGCGGCGCGTCCATGTGCCACGGCGTGTCTCTCATGATGCAAAAGTGACCTTCTCAGGATTCAATGCATTGAACGCCCATTTGCCGGCGCAATAGCGCGTCATGTCTCGGATGTTCATTTGCTTCCCGCATTCTCTGATAGCCTGGATTAAAAGTGGGTGATCCCTGCGCGTCGGGTTGGCGTCGCAAAGAATGTTCCACCGCTCGATCAATGGCCGGCCTTTCGCGCCGACGAAAAGGAGAGAGGACGCGATCTTGCACTTGTGGTGCGGGTGCACGCTCTTGACCGTGCCAATGCATCGCGGGATCGAGAAAGCAAAGGGTCCGGTCGGGATGCAATCAATGTCGAAGTATGCAAACTCGCCAACCGTGTCGCAGGCTTCGAGAATCGCCCCCGGCTTGAGATTTGTGTTTCCGTCGTATCCTCCACGCGACGGCCGGCGGATGACGTTAGGCGCGAATCCGTGTTTTTCACACGCAGCTTCCCAAAGCGGAACAAAGCGCTCGTATTCCGGAGTGCAGAAAGATACGGCGTTCATGCCGTGGCATTGAAAAGTTTGACGATCATCGCAACCGCGACCTGCATGGCCTCACAGTCCCAAAGGTGATTGTGCCGGCGGATCTTTTGCCATCGCTGTGTGACCTGCTTAGTTTTCGGCTGAATGAAGTCTTTCTTCACCTCGGAGTCAATCTGCGCGACGTAATCCGCGCTAACATCAGACGGGATTTCCCACGGCTCAGCAGCGCCGCGGCGAAGGCGATAGAGCTTGTCTTTGATCGGATCGGACGCCCAGAAGATGTAACGAGCAAAGAGCCCGCGGCCAAGGTTCGCGCGCTTCGTTGGCGAGTAGAAGCGGAACTCCTTTTGGTTGCCGACCATGTGCATGAATTTCTCGTCGCCTGACCCGTGAAGCGCGGTCCAGTCCATCTTTGCACACCAGCGATACACCTCGTCAGAATCAAATTGCGCGTCGATGCAGACAAGGCGAGGCCGGATCTTGAGGCGTTCCGCAAGCGCGACGATCTGCTCCCATGTGAGCAATTTGCCCTCCCACAGCAACCGGGACGCGCCGGACGTTGACCACGCGCGGACCACGGCCCAGAAGTGATCGCGCTGCTTATCGACCGTCAAAAATCTGTGCGCCTCATCCTCCCACCGCTCGCCGTTTGCGTATTCGCTCTTGCGGTAGTCGCCGCCAAGCAATTCCGCTGCCGGCTCCATGTCGCGCTCTTTCCACGTCTCGGCCAGCCGCTTATTTATGAACTGTTTGAGTTGCGAAAAATCGTTGTCCCTCGCCGCCTCGTGTGCCTCTTTCCATTCGCTGGCGACCTGACCCCATGGCGTCCACCAGACGCACAGGATCGACCAGCGGATCGAGCACACGCCCTTGATGGCATTAGGATTTTGCGCTCGGTATTCGGTGCGCTTAGACAAATCCCGGCGCACCGTAGGCGTGTCGTCGAACAGCGTCTTGCATCCAGGGCATTCGTATTTCGTTCCCTCAAGGATCGTGTTCGCGTCGGCAAAATCGCCTTCCTCTGTTTTCGGAATAACAACGTTCGACCATTGCCACTGATGCCACTCGTTGCAATTCGGGCAAACAAAGCCCGCCACGTGCTGCGTGCCGCGAAGCCAAGCAATATCGAAGTCGTGACCCTCGTCGGCGCCTTGGGAAACGAGAATCGTTTTCCGGTTCCATCGATCGTGATGTCGCTTCCGCAATTCCCCGATCATCCCCGGTCGCCAGCGCCACACCTCGTCCCCAATGCAATAGCGCATGGACTTTTCTTGGAGGCTCGACATGTTCGCGCCCGCGATGAAGAGGGGCATGTGCGGAAAGATGATCGCGGTCTTTCGCTTGGCGTGTCGGTCCTTCTTTGGAAACAATTCCTCGACCGGCTTGCAGGCGTCGAATACCGGCATCAGTCGCGTTTCCGCCCATTCCTTAACAAGGTCGTCTGTCTGGCCGACCATTAGCGTCGGACCCGGATCAATCGCGACAATGTAAGGCAGCAGAAGTTCGACCAGCGTTGTTTTCGCGCCGCCTGTCGGAGTCGCAAGGACAACCTCGCTCCACTCATCTGACGCGACTTGTTCGAGCGGGAAATTCAGCCATGGGGCTGTGTCCCTCCGAAATTCAGGGTTCCGCGCAGAGTGGGGGAGAATGACATTTTCCTCACACCACTGAATGATTCCGCCGCTATATGGTTCGCGCAGGCCGGCCGCAAAGCCGGTCGCAATCAGCGCGATACCAACCGCCGCGGGGCCGGTCTTTTTCGCAAGATCCAAGAGGCGCGTTTTCAGCTTTGCGGTGATCTTTGAAATTGCGGCTTCGAGAACCCTTTTCGCGCCGCGTTCGTCCAATCCCGCAAGCGAGCCGGCCAGCGATTTCATTTCGGCAAGATCGGCCGAGAGCGTTGCGCCGACGGTTAGCGCGCCCTCTTTCACCAGATCATTGCGCGTGTATTCCCCTCGGATGATGGCAAGCTGCAATTCGATCTTGTCCGCCTCCGCAATCAGCTTTCTCAACTTCGCTTTCTCAATATCTTCGCTCTGCTTCCCCTGCCCGGTCATCGCTGCATGCTTGGTTTTCCACGCCTTTGCAGCATCAACCGAATCTGTTGGCATCCCAGCCTTGACCAGCTTCGCGACGGCCTGCCGGGAGATCCCAAGGCCCTCCGCAATCTGCTGCGCGCTCAACTTGATCGATGACGGCGCTGATCGCTCGCTTTCAGCAGCAGCAATAGCCTTCTCTTCGCGGGATGAAAGCGGCTTACCGGCCTTTACTTTTTCAAGGGCCCGATTGAGAATGTTCCGTTCGTTCGCGACTCGGAGCCGCGCCGCAATCTCGGCTTTCGAAATTGTATTGTCAGCTGCCATTTTTCTCGGAATTCCCATTGACGGGAGTTGTTGGTTGCCAAAAATGGCGTGAATGAAAATCCTGCATCTGCCCCTCAAGGGGGAGTATTTCGACGCGATCCGCGACGGGTCGAAAACCCATGAGTTTCGACTTGCCGAAAAATGGGAGAAACGAATTGCAGGGAAGGATTTTGACGAAATCCACTTGACGCGAGGCTATCCGCCGAAATCTGACGAATCGCGTCGGTTGCGGCGCATTTGGCGCGGATTTGAGCGCAGGACGATCACGCATCCGCATTTCGGCCCGGACCCGGTTGAGGTTTTGGCGATTGATGTGAGTCTTCCGGCGCGCCGATAAACTCAAAACTCGCTGATTGGCGAAGGCACGCGCCTGATTTTTGCCACGAGTTCCCGCGCTGCGACTCGTAGCCTGATGAAGGATTCCGATTACTCCTTGAGCATCGCCATTTGGGAGATTTTGCCCGATGGAAGATCATGGCCGGATGCGAGGTGAGTGAGTAGAAACGCATCCCTTCCGACCGAAGCTTTGCGCCCAGCCATTCGGAGAGAAAATTCCCCAAGCCGATCCCTTGATAATCGGGGAGAACAACTGTCCGATGCTCGCGCTTTGCGTTTCTCACCCGAGCGTGTGGGAAATGAATGTAGCTGGTAAATGCGACCGGATTTCCTTCCCAGGTCGCCACGAAACACTGCGCAGCCTTATGCAGACTCGCGCTTAAATAGTGATTTCCTGCAAACATTTTCCAAGCCCTTCGATCCGCCTGGTGAATTTTGAGCGAGATTGCTGGCCTTCCTCGAAGCCTCCGCCATTTGAACCCCATGTCCGCCATATCAAACACCCAATCCGGCTCAAGCCAGTCAATGATGTCGTAATGGCAGGACACGGCAACAAATAGCGGTCGCTGCCTCCTGCGAATTTCTTTCTGAACGGCGTGACTACAAACCTTGGCCACATCGCGATCCACGACCGACGTGAACTCGTCGAACACAACACAATCGGCGTCCAGGAGAAGGCATCTCGCGAGTTCTGCTCTCATCTTCTGGCCGTTACTTAGACACCCAAACGGCTTGAGCCAATGCGGAGGGCTGGCAAAGCCAACCTGAGAAAGCGCCTTCGTGATTGCCTTCCCTTCAAGGTTTTCCGGGAAGCCGTCCAGAAGGCTTTCTTTTTCCGGCCAATTAAAAGCCTCGTGGTGATAGGCTTTCGGGAAAAGTTCTTTCGCTAGGGTTGATTTTCCGGAGCCGGAAGGGCCTACGATCAGCCCGATGCGCCATTCTTTTTCCTCGATGGGAATTTGAACACGCCATTCGTGGCGAACACTCTCTTTTTCGGGAACATCAAACATCCCGCGCACCTGTTCGACGCGGAACGTGGGAACGATTTTGGATTCCCTCACAAACTCAAGAGTCGGCATTTGTAACCCTCCTTGGTTAATTTTTCATAGACCTTCTTTTGCTGCGCTTCGCCGTCGACCTCGACGACCACGGCCAGGCGCGCGGAGATGCTTTCCGAGAAGTCGCTCGGCTCGTCCGGCATGTCGCTCACATCAATATCGCCGAAACCTGGGACGTCGCCGAAATCGGAAGCTAGATCTTCAAGTTCTTGTTTCAGCAACTCTTCGTCCCACCCGGAATTCTCCGCGATCTTGTTGTCGGCAAGAATGTAGGCGCGCCGCTCAGCGTCACTCAGGCCGGACAGCGTGATTGTTGGGACGGAATCCAAGCCTAGTTTTTTTGCGGCCAAAACTCGACCGTGGCCCGCAATAATGCCGCCGCTCTCGTCAATGAGGACCGGATTGCAGAATCCGAATTTCTGAATGGATTCGCAAATCTGCTCAACCTGAGAATCAGAGTGCGTCCGGGCGTTTCGCGCATACGGAATCAAAGATTTCGTTTGGCGGTATTCTACGAAGATTTTTCGTTCCGAATGAGACATTACGCAACCCTTTCTGTTTTTCCCGCTCACAAGAAAATGACGAGATGACAACGAACCCGCAAATTGTTACCGAGCAATAGATTCCTTCACCCCTGAGCTAAGCGCATGGTGTAGCTTAACCATCGGCTCAAGCTTAGCCTTGAGTGTCTGGCGGTCGGTTTCGGGCCATGTTTCGATAGGCTTTTTTTCCAGCGTGTGGCTAATGAGTTCCCACGCCTTGCTAATTCCGGTCAGCCACCGCTGTCCTTCCGGTCGCCCCTGCTGTGCCCCTGGCTCACGATGCGGCTCAGGCAGGATTCCGGCGATGATATAGGCTTGCCGAAGAGAAAGCGCCTCCTGCAATGCCTCAATCGGCATTTCTGCCAGCCTCATCCATCGGCGAGCCGTCTCACGGTCCAAATTGCAGCCATGGCAGGAATTTGCGAGCCACTCGCTCCACTTGCCGTGGCCGACGGCCTGCTTAGCCTCGATAAGATATTGCCCGCACTCGCGGGCTTTCAGGATCGCCTCACGGCCTTTGTTAGACGCCTCTTTAGCGAGGGCCTGCGCTGCATTGAACGTGCGCCTGATGTTTTCGACAAGGGAGAGTTCAAGTTGTTGGTTCATATTGCGTCATGTTGCGAGTTGTTTGTGACGGGACTCACGATAGCTTTGCCGTGCTTTGACAGATTTTTGCGAAAGGGTGGGAGGGAGGCGGTTTTGCCGCTGGAATGAAAGCTTGTGCTTAGAGAAATTGGCGCGCGTCACGCCGCACAAAGCCGCAAGCTCCGCATCGCTGCGGCCTTCGCAGGCCGGATGACTGACGGCGCTGGACACAACCCACAACCGGATGTTGCGCTCAGATAAGTCTCGGCCCTCGTGGACAAATGCAAGAGCCGAGTGAAGGAAGACCAGCATCACCACCGCCGCTTCGCGGTAAGCCTCGCGCTCGACCCGTTGCAATTTCTGGTCAAGCGTTTCCTCGCTATAGTCTTCCTCCGGTTCAATGCGATCCACCGGATCGTCAAAATAGCTGGCCAGAGGGTCGTCCGCGGCGTCGTGAGTCCTCATGCCGCAAAGAGGGGTTTGCCTTGCATCGACTGACAAATACCCAGCCGATTTTGCGGCCGCTACAAACTAAGTTGGTAAATTTTGGTAAAATTTGGTAAACTTTGCGTAGGAGCGGAAATTCTGATTTTTCGCAAGCCAGAGCTTAACGTCTTGGACCGTTGTTCTCCCGCCAATCCACGCGGCGCCCGTGGCCATCATCGCGCGCCTCAGTCGGTAAACGTAAGCCTCGCATCGGCCTAAGCTGGCCGCGATTTCCTTCACGGATTTTAGTTCGCACTCGCTCATTTTAGAATTCGCTTTCTGCTGCAGAGCGAAGCCTCGCAAAAACCGTTTCGTCCCATGGAAACGTCCGCTCCTCTCCAGTCGAGTTGTCGCGGAGAATCACAACTAGGCGATTCCGCCGCGAAAGTTCCATTTCCGCCAGGCGTTCTCGACGTTCTCTGTCGTGTCGCCACCGTGCATTTGCCATGCGCCGACCCCGTTCGGACGCCTGACGGATTTTCCTACGAACGTAACTGGCGCTCATGGATTTGCGATAGCTATGTATGGATTGCTTATCCGCATATCTACTTGTTCGACAAAATAAGATCAGGCGCATTGCCTTTTCCGCGAGTAATGCCGATTGCATTCACTGGCTCGCCGCGATTCATGCGTCCGTATTGCCCTGTGTATGGATGCAGTTTCAGCACTTCCCCGATTGGATGCCAGTCGCCCGTTTCTTCGTTCATTACCACGATGTCCACATCCCCGTATTCGAGATGTGTCATTTGCAAGAGTCGTATCAGTTGCGTTGTTTTCATAAATTGTCGAACAGTGCGTCCAGCGAACCCTCACCCGCGCACGCTTTGGTTGTTTTCGGAGCCAGTCAGCGGGGGAGGGCCGCTGACGCTGGTGTTCGGATTAATAAACGGCTTCCCGAATTTTCGCTGGTGCCACTCGCCAATGTTTTCGTCCCAATCTTTTGCCGTGAGCAAAAACCACGGGAGCAAGAACGCGATTTTTGCGAAGAATAGGCCAATGTCACCGATGCCAGAAATAATCCGAACCAGCGGATCGAGATAACAGCTACCGCTGTTATCTTTCGATCCACGCCCGCTCTCATACCGTTTCCCGCTCATGGTTTTTCCTCCGGTAGCTGCATCTCATCCGCGCCGTTCGATCCGATTGTGA